GGGCAGACAGTATTTCTTATGAAATTAATCTCATAAGATTATAATACACAATTAAGAATTTTTTTAAAAAAGCTTATATAAAAAAAATTAGGCTTTCCATAACGCTATATTTGTGTTAACAAATATGCACTATGAAAAACCCAATTTTAAAATTACCTAACCACAGAGTAATTAACCCAACAGAGGGAACCATGAAGGAAAAATCAGTCCAAATATGAACGACTTAATCCATAGGACAACCGTGAGGGAAAAACCAGTTCAAAGGAGAATATGAACCACTTAACCAACAGGAGTTATAACAATTAAATACACAGCAATAAATCGCACTAAAAGGGCTATCAATGTACTCACTAACAACACAAAGGAAAGATAAGTGCTAAATTCATCATTATACATTCAATATGCATCCATGAAGGACATATATGATAGTTGAGAACAGGATATATGTCAATAATAAAAATTATTATTCTAAAAAGAATTCCCAGTCCAAGAAACATTTCTATTCGAATATTTACTATGATAAAATAAAACAGTCTGAATCTCTGTCTATTATAGATAAGTATATTAATCTCTCTCTATTATCTAGGAAGACTCTTAATCTTGTGGTTTCTATGAATCACTCGTGTGCAACGGTTCATCCATCTCAGCGATGGATATCAGATAAAGTTGGTTGCGTTCGTGAGACGTCAAATATAAAGTTGTCTGAGTTACATGGTGAAGGGTTTATAGATAAGAAGGATCGTGGTTGGGGAGTAATAGATAATACTTCTAAGTTCTTTAGGAAGAAGACTTGTGAGTATTCATTAGGTGAGAGTCTCAAGAGCGATATGGATTTCTTGTGTAAGCATCTTAAGAACAATCAATCTATTATTTTTAAGCTCCTTCGATCATTGCCTGCTCTCAAGCCTCTTTTGCAGACCATTCTAACAGTACTGTATTTCTTTTTTAACTCTTCGAGTATAAAAAATAAGAATAACTATATACGTAGAGAGTATGTAACTATTCTTGGGCAAGATAACTATAACATCTCACAAATCTACAAGACGAGTAACGAATTGCCCAAGATAACTACGTCTATACCAAGTGATTACATTCTTCCCTTTGAGGATCCTGAAAATATATACGTTGAGTCGTATCCATACACAAAGCAAAATGTACGGAGTATAAAAATGCTATATAAAAAACAAACAGGCGGAAAAGAGATTGATCCAAGGTTCTGTACACAATCTCAATACAAAGAACTTTCATTTGAAGATAAACAGATAGCTTCACACTACTTTACAGGCAAAAGAGCCTATGGGTCGGTATATAGGTATGAAGAGTCTTTGATAAAAAGAAATTTATCAGGTAAAGTATGGAAGGCTACTAACTCAGATGAAAAGCTAACAGCTGAGCAAATAGAAATTATTAAGTCTTTTCCAAACAAAGTATTGCAAGAAATTAAGAGCAAACTTGGAGAGACTCCTTGTTATAAGAACAACTTTCAATGGATATGCGAGCACTGTATTACAGTATGTAAAGCGAACAATATGTCAGATCAAGAACTATTGAAGACTAGGAAGCTATTGAAAGACAATGGCTTTAATTACGATCATCTACTATCTAAGAATGCGTTTAATTACAATCCTAGGTCTCGTTCTTACAAAGTTAAATCACACAAGTATGTTCAACCTGAATCATCACATCGTCTACTATCTAGTATTAACCAAGAGAAACCCACACAAGAGCTAACAGACAAATTTAGAGAGTTGGTTGGTAATGATGTTTTTGAAGCATTTGAAGAATTTGATGGAACCTAAGAGAGCGTATAGTGAGTAGTAGGTATCTATTTAATATTAGTGTCTTTTTTATTCATTAAAATCGTAGGCGACATGTAACCAATGAAAAAAGCACCTCCCCAAAGAATAAGAAGCTTAATTAATAGCAAAAAGCTCGACATATTATGTATTCCATACTTTTTAGAATTTTATTAATTTATATAAATTAATAATAGCATAAGTTAATGTAAAATAACTTATGCAGAGCCTAACTCAAGTGCGTGGTGTGAGTAACTATATAGTTTATAGGCCCCCCTGAGGAGCGTTCACCCAGAAGGGCCTATAAGGAGTGTGGGTGTGTATTACTTTTTCTTATTATCTTCTTCAGGACTAAAGTCTATTTCATGTCCTGTTTGTTCTTCTATAATCTTTTCAAATATTTGTTCAAACGCTGTATCATTCTTCTTGAGAAGTCTTGGTGTCATATATCCAGCAATACCAGCTCCAAGAACTAAAAGAATTTTCAGAATTAATGCAGCGGGAAAGGTCATAGCGTTTACCTCAATATTTAAATTCAGTAATATGCTTTATCGTTCTGTTAATATATGTAGATTGTAACTATCTAAGTCAATACTAAGGGAGAAATAGTAATGGGCAGAGTTATCAAGTTCACAATGTACGGTAAACCTATACCTCAAAAAAGACCAAGACACAGCCAACGCGGTCAAGGTACTACATACAATCCACAGGCTAAAGAGAAAAGAGATCAGCAATTTCTACTCAAAACATACACTCACATGTTTCCAACCCTTAAGGAATCTTTGCTTTGTGGCCCAATCTCAGTAGATATAACCTTCTTTATGAAACTACCTAAGACAAAGGCGTGTTTAAAAACTAAAGACCTCTTCCATACATCTAAACCAGATCTAGATAATCTTCTTAAGTTCGCACTAGATGTAATGACAGACGTTATATATGCAGACGATTCTTACATATACAAAATAAACGCATCTAAGAAATACTCTCATAATCCAAGAACAGAAGTTACCGTAACAGAAGAAGTTCAAGAACTAATAGATTGGAAGGAACTTAATGCCTAAAGTTAAAAAGGTAAGTAAAGCCAAGCCTAGACTATCAATAACAAAAAAGAAAAAAATAGATTACCGCTATTTAGACGAGTATAAAGACATCTTCTCTAGACGCCTTACTCCTGCACCTATGCTCTTTATAGAGAAGCTTGCTTCACAAGTAGTAGAGTGGGCTTATAACGATGAAGAAGCTCTCATATTAGATTACTTCTGGATCGGTAAGGGCATACCAACAACAAGCATAGTTCGATGGCGTAAGAAGCATCCAGAACTTAATGAAGCTTTCCTTCTAGCTAAAAACATAATTGGTATGAGACGTGAAGTAGGTGGGCTCACAAGAAAACTAGACGGCAATATGGTTTCTAAAACTGCAGCTAACTATTCAGTTGAATGGAAAGAGCTTGAAGAGTGGAGATCTAATCTTAACAAGAAAGACGAGAAGTCTGATACAAGTAATATCACGTTCGTTCTAGAACAGTTTCCAGACTCTAAATTAGTACCTAAAAAACAAAAAGAAGAATAGCATCCCAAATCTAAAGGAGAGGTGAATGTTAAAGATGCAAGATAGGTCAGGATGTGTTGCAGATGTTAATTTGCGGTATAATAGCACAATTGATTCCACTAGAAGTAATCAGATAGCAGACATAGTTCTTGAAGATGGTGTGAAAGTAACCATAGAGTTTGCTCATGATTCATCAGAGTCTAGAAACATTGTTTTATTGAATAGCGTTGTAGATGTATTAGTTAGGCAGGAAGAGACAAAAACAGAGAGATACGCTGCTCTTTTGTCTTCTATATTAAATATGCCTAAACAACTTGCGTATGAAAAACTTCAATACAATAAAGAGCTTATCTGTATACTGACAGAACTTTTAGAATCAAAACTTACTTCCATTGAAAATATTATAATGCGCTCAAGGTTTGGGATTGGGTCTACCTATTCTAAAACATTAAGAGAGACAGCCAAGGAACAAGGCAAGTCATTCGAGTACATTAAAAAGATGGAACTTAGGGCGATTAAAAAGCTTAGGCATCCAGAATATAAGTTAAAACTGTTGATGCTTTTTGAGAAAAGCGAAATAGAAAAGCAACGCAATTAGCATGACACCCTTTCATCGTTTCCAAAAACAATTATAGAGTCTTATGAAGTATGAAACCAGAAAGATTCTTAGCGAGTTTAAACCTCGATCTTATCAGATCCCAATTGTAGACGCCATTGAGAACAAGGGTTATAAGCGTGTAGTCGCCATTTTACCACGTCGTGCAGGCAAGGATATTATTGCCTGGAATCTTGCCATAAGGCAGTGCGTCAAGAAGTTTTGTGTTGTCTACTATGTCTTTCCGACACGCATCATGGCAAAAAAGATTATTTTGGATTCAGTTACTAACGAAGGAAAGCGGTTCTTGGACTTCATTCCTAAAGATCTTGTTGAGTCGATCAATAATAAAGAGATGAAGATTAGGTTTACTAATGGTTCACTCCTTCAATTTATTGAATCTAAAAAAGTTGTTTCTTTGTTAGGAAATAACCCTGCGGCCTGCATATTTTCAGAATACGCACTCCAAGATCCAAAGGTTCATCAGCTTTTAGGTCCTTTACTAAAAGTCTTTGATGGATGGGCGCTATTTATATCTACACCACGAGGAAAGAACCATTTGTATGAACTATATAAGACAGCTCTAGCCAATCAAGATTGGTTCGTTACTAAACTTTCAATAGACGATACGAAGCACATACCTTATTCTACTATCGAAGAAGAACGTGCTGAGGGGATTATGTCTGAAGAACAAATTCAGCAAGAATATTTTTGCATCTTTGATACTCAAATTAATAAGAAACCTAGGAGAGTAGATGGAATATGCAACGAGAAAGATACTAAACGAATTTAAGCCACGTCCCTATCAGTTACCAATTGTAGATGCCATTGAGAATAAAGGATACAAGCGAGTAGTAGCCATTCTTCCACGTCGAGCAGGGAAGGATATTGTTGCATGGAATCTTGCCATAAGGCAATGTGTTAAGAAGTCTTGTGTTGTCTACTATATTTTTCCTACATACGCACAGGCAAAAAAGGTTATTTGGGATTCAGTTACGAACGAAGGAAAGCGATTTCTAGATTTTATCCCCAAGGAACTTATCATATCAACTAACAGCCAAGAGATGAAAATTAGGTTTGTTAATGGCTCACTTCTACAGCTTGTTGGAAGTGATAATGTTGATTCTTTGGTAGGAAGTAACCCATACGCATGTATATTTTCAGAATATGCTATTCAAGACCCTAGGGCTTATCAGTTTATACGTCCTATACTTACAGCTAACGACGGTTGGGCACTATTCGTATCAACTCCACGTGGAAAGAATAATCTATATGAGCTTTTTCAGATCGCTCTCAACTCTCAAGATTGGTTCGCATATAAGCTTTCAGTTGATGATACTAAGCATATTTCATATTCAGCTATAGAGAAGGAACGTGCTGAAGGAATCATGTCAGAGGATTTGATCCAACAGGAATATTTCTGTTTCCCTGGAGACCAACAAGTCTTAACTCAATATGGATTAAAAGATATTTCTGATATCAAGATTAATGAATTGGTTTATTCACACTCTGGAAGATTGCGGGCCGTAAAAAAACTATATAAACGAGAATATTCAGGCGAATTAATAAAAATAAGAACTTATGGTACTTACGAAGAGATAGGATGCACCCCTGAACATCCAATTAGAATATATAATCAATCAACCCAGACCTATGTTTGGAAAAAAGCAATTGATATAACACTGCAGGATAGGGTTGTGTTTCCCAAGAAGCTGTTGTCTAATATTATGGTGATTTCATATGAATTATGCATGATTTTAGCTTGGTATATTTCTGATGGTAGTTGCTTCAAAAATGGAGTTCAATTTACAATAAATAAGACGAAATCAAAAAGAGTAGAAGAGCTACTAAATATTCTTAATATCGAACATACTGTTTACGATAAAGATTACGTTAATAACGTTGTAATTAACTCTGTTTTTTATGTTGATTTTTTCAAATCAACATGTGGAGTGATATGTTACGAAAAAAGAATTCCATTCAACCTTATCCTTGGACATGAAAGTGATTTTTTTCATGAACTAATGAAGGGAGACGGATGCTTCAGCGTTCACAAAGGATGCGAGAAGTTTTCGTTTTCAACAACAAGTAAACCTCTTGCATATCAAATTCAATTTTTAGGAAATAGTTTAAATCTTGGATATGCAGCTGGGATAACACATAGAAGCGGAGGATCCGTAACGTTCCCGCATGGAAAAACATATAACACTCGTGAATCTTATTCCATTCAAATATCTTTAACAAAATATAGAGATAGAGTGAGTTGGTTAACTCGTGCTAAATACGGAATCGCAGCTAAAATAATATCAATCAAGTCCGAAAACTTTGATGGAAGTGTTTATAATTTAAGTGTTCAATATGACGAAAGTTATATTGTTTCAGGAAGAGCAGTTCATAATTGTAGCTTTACCCAAGGTGTAGAAGGTGCTTATTACGCTAAGTATTTGGATCGTATGCGAGTCAACAACCAAATAGGACCTGTGCCATGGGAGCCTGGGTTTAAAGTCCACACAGCCTGGGATATCGGAGTTAGAGACTCTACTTCCATTATCTTCTTTCAGACAATAGGTCAGACAGTTAAGTTAATAGATTGCTATGAGAACTCGAAGCAAGGTCTAGAGCATTACGTTAAGGTTATAGAACAGAAGCCTTACTCTTATGGAAAGCATATTGGCCCTCATGACATTAGAGTTAAGGAATGGGGTTCAGGTATGACAAGAGTGGAAAAAGCTAAGCAGTTAGGTATTAATTTCACTATAGCCCCATCCATATCTATAGAGGACGGAATAGAGGCTGTTCGTTCTGCTTTAAGTAAGATTTGGATTGATCAGACTAAATGCGCTCCACTCATTAAAGCCATAGAGAACTATCGACAAGAATATGATCAGAAGAAGAAGATCTATAAGAGTTGTGCGCTTCACGATTGGTCTTCGCATTTTTCAGACTGCATGCGCTATCTATGTATCTCGTTACCTAAGACTCGCGACGGCCTAAGCGCAGAAGATTTAGAGAGAAGATATCAAAAGGCGATGTACGGAGCTCAAGGAAATATGCCAGCGATGTTTAGGGACAATAATAGTCGTTATTAAAAACTACTTACATAACGACAAACTTTTCACTACGTTATGTAAGTAAACATGAATAAGATATTATTGCTTTTTTCATGATAACTAAGCCCAGGATGATTGGGGATTAATCATCCTGGGCTTAGTTTCCAAAGTTAACTAGTATGTCTTTTGGATCTTAATATTCTAATCAATTAAACTGCGTCTAATTAGATAAAATAACGTTCTTTTATTATATCTATTAAATACTCAGCAATATAACTTGCTGTGAGTAATATAAATACATATTCATATTCTGACATTTTACATTCCTTAACATTATTTTCTGTAATAATCTTGATATATCATCTTTAATGTATATGCAATTAATGATCCCAGAAAAGCAGTAAAGAATGTGACATACACTGACGGTGTTTGAAACATATTCTCCTTCCTTTTATTTTCTAAGGAGTAGGTGTATGAAACACGATTATTGCTGCCGCTACTCCAACCCATTCTGCAGCTGCCGCGGTAGGTGCTGCAATAGCTGCTGCGGTACCTTTAGCGGCCACATATCCAGCTATCGGACCAGCAACTGCAGAAGTACCAACAAACACAGCTCCTGCAACAGCAGCGCCTGCTCCGTATACAGCTACTTTTGCTACCCAATATGCTGCATAACCAAAACTTGGTCCACCACCAAGAAGTCTTGATTTAGCTTGCAATGTATATTCACCATCGCTCGTTTGGTTAACATAAACGTAACCAGATGTAGATTTAAGTTCTGCTTGTACATCACATCCAATGTCTAATGCATCAACAACTTCAACTTTTTCAACAGTAGCATCAAATTCTTCTTTGGACACTTTGGTGAACTCAATCATTTGGCCATCAACAACTACATATTTTGCTCTACCTAAGAAAGCATTTAGTTGCATTGGTGAGATGCCACGTAACTCTTTAGAGACAAAGTGATTTGGAACATTATGACATGCACCATCTTTTATGACATGGAAACCATCTGCATCATGAACGACTGAAAGCTCACCGAGTCTTGATGGTACAAATACTTCTGATCTATTAAGTTCAACAATAACTTCAGAACCTTCTGTTCTGTCGAAATCCATAGCAACTAATGAGCTTGATGCAAAGACAGAGACAACCAGCAGAGACTTTACTAGATTTTTCTTAAACATATTAATCCTTAGATATAAAGATGCGTAAAATAAAAATACTATTGCGAAATAAATACATGAATGTGTTGTTGATATCTACATAAAAAATCTCCTTGAAATGTGGTTATAGGTTAGTCAAACTATATTGGAATACATGTTTGCTGTCAACCTTATATTTTACTATAATAATATTGATTATTTATTCTAATTGAAAAGAAGGAGAAATATGTTTATTAGTAAAGATAATAGTGAAATATATAAAAAAGTTTCGAAAAAGACTCGAATGAAAGTGGTCAAACCAAAGAAAAGGCCTGTTTCTACGGCTAAGTTGACAATTGATCCAAACGAATCTTTTTTTACATCTTTTAAGAAAACATTTCTAGCATCGTTTAAAGAAACAATTAAGAAGGTATTGAGTGGAAAATAATATTAGCGAAACACTTAAGTTACAAGTTGAACAGTTTGAGTTGGATGTTCGTAGAGAGTATATGGATCTTATTTTAGATGAGATTAAAGATGTTAGGGCTAGAAGTAGGATTAATTCTGCTATAAAGAAAATTAATAAGAAGTATGGTATAGGTATCGGAGAAAGAAAATATGCATAGTTAGTGTTACTAAGTAATAATCTTGCTATAAATAGTTTGCACCCCTAAAATAATGGTACGCGTTTGCTATAGCTAAATCAAACTATCCAATTAGGGGATAAAATATGGCCTTATTCCAGCCTGATCCAGGCTTTTATACCGATAACAATAAACTAATTCTAGATAGGATGAATCAGTTCTACGCTGACAGCATTACTATTAACCAATCTTTTTGGTCTGAGGCCGATACGGATGTTCGGTTTGAGGCTGGTGATCAGACCTTGTGGAATGAGTTGTATGGTACGTTGCCATCCGCCAATAGGAGACAGTTTAGTTTCAACAGGATACGACGTATCGTTAATATGATAAGCGGTCATCAGCGACGAAATAGAAAATCTACCATAGTTACACCAGTAGAGAATGGTGACGACTTAACTGCAGATCAATTTACAAAACTTTTCTATTGGCTCAATTCTCAAGAAGGTGTTCTTAATACAATCTCAGACTCTTTCCATGGCGCTGTTGTAACAGGCATGAACCTATTACAGGTTTGGGTAGATTACAGAACAGACCCTATTTCAGGTAATATTAAGGTTGATAACTGCCCTCATAACAGTTTCCTAATGGATCCTTACTTTAAGAAGGCTGATCTTTCTGATTGCAATGCTATATGGAAGCGATCATTTTTGACTAAAGATGAATGTGTATCTCTTCTTCCAGATAGAAAAAGTGATATCGATGGACTAAGTAGTACAGATTCAGTTGACGGTAAGTTTGAGTTTATGCCAGAAAGTCATAAGTGCGGTCCTAAGAATCTATTAACATATGATGAGTTCTATTATAGGGATTATCGTAAGCAACGCATGTTAGTTGATACTCAGACAGGAGAGTCATTAGAGTGGAGTTCACAAAATGAAGACTCACTTAATGAATTTCTCCGTATGTATCCTATGGTTACAATCCTTGAGCAAGACATTCCAACAGTTAAGGTGGCAATTGTTGTTCAGAATGTTGTTATGTACGATGGTCCTAATCCAATTGGAATAGATAAGTATCCGTTTGTTCCTGTCTTTGGTTATTTCAATCCAAGCATGTCTCAGTTTGATAAAAGAATACAAGGCGTTGTTCGTGGTTTGCGTGATGCGCAATACCTATACAATCGTCGAAAAGTTATTGAGCTTGATATTATGGAAAGCCAGATCAACTCAGGATGGAAATACAAAGAAAACGCTTTAGTTGATCCTGGTAATGTATTTCTTAATGGCCAAGGTCGCGGTCTTGCGCTTAAAGATTCGGCGCAGATGACAGACGTTGAACGTATTCTTCCTGCACAGGTTCCGCCATCTATGTTTCAGCTTTCAGAGATTATGGGTAGAGAGATCCAAGAGATATCTGGTGTTAATGAAGAACTAACTGGTTCAGCTACCGATGATAAAGCTGGTGTCTTATCTATGTTGCGACAAGGTGCAGGACTAACAACTCTTCAAGGATTGTTTGATGGTCTAGATCGTTCACAATTATTGCTCGGTAAAATCATGCTCGATATAATGCAGAACAACTTTACTCCTGGCAAGGTGAAAAGAATTATTGAACAAGAGCCTTCTACTCAGTTCTATCATAAAGCTTTTGGTAAGTATGATGCTGCTATTGCTGAAGGATTGAATACGACGACTCAAAAGCAAATGCAATTTGCCCAACTCTTACACCTTAAAGAAGTCGGTGTTCCTATTCCAGATTCTGTTTTGATTGATGCAGCTACTATCCAAGACAAAAAAGAACTTACAGATGCAATTGATCAAGCTAAGCAAGCCGAACAACAAGCAGCACAAATGCAAATGCAGGCTACTCTTCAAGAACAACAAGCAAGAACAAATCTTGCAGAGGCTAGAGCTGTTGCAGATCAAGGTCTTGGTCTTGAGAGATTAAGTCGAATCGAAGAAAACAAGGCATTATCAATAGAAAGAAAAGCAGAAGCTTCAAAAGATAGAACAGCTAGCCTACTTAATCTTGTAAAAGCAATGCAGGAGATAGAGGGTGCTGATATACAACAACTTGAGCAAATAATTAGGCTTTCTTCTGTTGTTCAGCAGTCGGAAGATGCAATTAGCCAACAGGGTGAAGAAAATGCTTCACCTGAGCAGCAGGCTCAAGCTATGATTAATAAAGTAAAAGGAAATAATGAGACTGCTCTTTCTCAAAAAGTTGGACAGATGAGAGAGCAATCTGCTAATAACGTTGAGAACGTAGTCCAGTAAGCGCTGGATATGGATAGAGGCATAACCTTGCTGCTCATATAGTATGGGTAAGTAGTTTCCTAGAAAGGGCGACGAGATGGCAAAAAGATATTATAATGATGGCGATCTTGGTGGAATGATCAAGGAAGACAAAAGCGCAATGTGTAATCTTCCACAAAATGTAATTATTAAGAAGTATCCATCAGTTGATGGGTTCTCATCTGAGAATCTTAATGACGGCATGGGTGGAGTTGATAGCCAGATGAAAAAAGATAATTCTGCTAAGAAAGCCGGATTGCAACCAGAAAAAGTATAAAATGCCTATAATGATCAGGAATAATAAGAAGGCTACGAAAATAGCCTTTGATATTTTAGGAAAACCTGACAACATGCGGAAAGATGGATATAAAAAACCTTCCAAGAATAATGCTAATGTTAAAAGCAATATTCAGGCGGAGAATTTCTTTCGCATAGTTGGGCGTTAATAAAGCCTTTCTCCTTAGATAGTCGGCGACCACCTAATGATATTTGCGTACTATTAGGTGGTCGCCTTCTTTATTAATATTGGTTATTTAACTTTTAGGAATTATAATGCCTATTAAGAGCAAGAAGATAAGAAGGCCTGAGCAATCAATTGCTATTGCTTTTAGTATCGCTGAAAAAGTAGCAAGGAAAAAAGCTAAGAAGAAATCTAAGAAAGATTAGGAGCTTCTATGGAGAAAGAAGTCAAAAGGACAAAGACTGTTGGTGAGCTATCACAAGATCTACTATTAAAAGCTACGCCCACTTCGCATAGTGTATCTGAACAAGCAGGTGAGCAGCTGGAAGACTTCGAAAAGAATGTCTATTTATGTCTAGAAAAACATAAGAAGCTATTTGACGGTGATTTTTTCATTGTAGTTTTGACTAAGAAAGAAAAATTACTTGAAAATGTTATACGTAATTATTTTTATGGACGTATTTCATGTCCTACTCCAAACTATGACCAGATCGTCTATAAATATTCTAGAAAGGAAGATTCTGTAGAGCCATTGTGGGTTATTCCGGATAAAAAAACGTGTAAATACTTTAAAGAATATACTACAGAGGTTAATCCGACCCAGTTCGAACTTCTTTCAAATGTGCTTAAGTTTGCAGATGGATCTCTTTTCAAATTAGCTAAGGAATTGAACGGAGAAAAAGACAAAACACCTGATTTAAAGGATAATTAATGGTAGAAAAAGAAATTGCTATGCCACCTCTTCCAGAGGAAACAGTAGAAGTTGAAACAACAGTAGAGCCTTTAATTGAAGAGACAGTTGAACAGCAAGAACCAACTGAATCAGAACCAGCTTCAGAAGATGCGGTAGTTGAATCTCCTCAGCAAATGAATTTTAAGGCACTAAGAATAGAGAAGGAACGTCTTGAACGTGAGAGGAATGACGCTTATAAAAAACTTCTTGAATATGAAAACGCCGGAAAAGAAGTTAAGCCGGATAGAGAAGTTACAGAAGAGGTTGAGGTTGACCTTGCTGACGATGACCTGTTTGAAGGACGACATTATAAGAAAATTCAGAGACAACTTAAAAAACAACAAGAGACCATAGATCGATATCAGCAGCAAGCCAATTTAACAACAACAGAATCTAAGCTAAAAAATAAATATACTGACTTTGATGCTGTTGTTAATGAAGAAAATATTAAAAGATTAAGAGAGTCAGAGCCTGAATTAGCTTCATCAATAGCATCAACTACTGACATATACAGCAAGGCAGTGTCTGCCTATAAGATGATAAAGAAGCTAGGAATACACGTAGAAGATAATTTTGGTTCAGAGCGTGAGATAGCAAAAAAGAATAATCTAAAGCCTAAACCTCTAGCTTCTGTTTCGCCTCAACAAGGTGAATCTCCTCTTTCAAAGGCCAATGCTTTTGCAAATGGATTAACTCCAGCACTAAGGAAACAACTATGGAAAGAGATGGAAGATTCCAGTAAAGGATATTAGTTTTTGTATTTTAAGTTAGTAATAAGTAGAATAGATTAAGCGTTATCATTTGGGTCGCACCCATATTGTTTTTGGCGTATCGGGGTTCGCCTCCCGATCGGACAGATTTCAAGCTCTCGTCCAGCTTAAGTTGTATTTTAGGTGATTTATAACTTAAGGATCTAATAATGGCTATAACAACAACGACTGTACTGTCTGCCCCTGTGCAGCAGAGTTTCAGCTACAAGCTACTCTCTGTGCCAGTACCGAATCTTATTCATAAGATTCCTTCGATGAAAAAGACCATGCCAAGGAACGGCGGAACAACTTTGCGTATGAGACGTTATAACGCTCTTGATACAGCAATGGTACCACTTGGTAATACTGGTGTTACACCTCCAGCACAGACTCTTACGGCTGTAGATATCGATGCAAAAGTAAGTTTCTATGGAACATACATTCAACTTAACGAGCAAGTCACTCTTCAATCTCAAGATCCTGTCTTGAATGAAGCTGCAAAAAGACTTGGTGTTTCGTTGAGACAGACTGAAGATCAACTTACACGTGACATGTTGGCTGCTACGGCAGGTTTCATTAACTGTACTTCAGGTGTTAATGGTGACAATCCAACAGAAATATCACGTGGTGATGTTGATGAGGTTGTTAGAACATTATTGAACAATGATGCCTATACAATTATGGACAACATTGAAGGCGACGATAAGTTCGGTACAGCTCCTGTACGTGATGCTTACTTCGCTCTTTGTTCAACTCAGCTTACAGGCGACTTGGATAATGTTTCAGGATTTATCCAAAAGAATCAATATCCATCACCTATGAATGCATTGAGATCAGAATGGGGTGCCATTGGTAACCTTAGATTCTTAGTATCTTCAATTGGTTCAGTCACAGAAAGTGCATCCAACCTTGGAGCAGATGTATATAATATTTTCTGCGTTGGTATGGAAGCTTATGCAAGTATTGAACAAGATGGATACAGTGCAAGTTTTATATACAGACCACCTATATATGATGGTCCACTTGCATTAAATGCATCAGTTGGTTACAAGTTTGCGGAAGTTCCTAGAATTACCAATGACTTGTGGGTTATCAATCTTAGAGCAACCCTCGCATAATAAAAGGAAACTATAATGGCTTATAACACAGTTCTCCAACAGGGTGATTTTTCATCTGATGGTACTGATAAGATTATTGCACTGAGGTCCGATGTAGATTGGGTCGAGGTTTATAATCTTACTAACATCGCAGCAAGCACACAGTGGGCTTCAGTTAAATGGTATTGGCAGAGAGAGATGACGGATGATGACTCTGTTCTCCAGTTCCATGCAGCTGCTTCTCAGGCGCTTTCAATGTCTACCTCAGCAATTGGGTTTAATGGTTCAGTTTTTAGAGGAATTAGCCTAGTTGATTCTTCTGATAAAACTCCAGGTGCAGCAGTTGCTGTTACAGCTGGAACAAATGCAACACAACCTCTGTACAGCACGGGCGATACAGGGAGAGTTATTGCAGGTAGCATTGTTAGAATTCAGAATTCAGACCATACAGATCTTAATGGTTTAGATTTCTCTGTTGACACAGTTACATTAGATACGAGCTTCAGACTAGCAAATACATTAGCAACTGCTCCTGGAGTAGTAGCTGGTGCAGCTGGAACCTATCGCTACATAGCACCTAATGTTGAAGTATATAACATGTTTAATCCTAAGAAACGTGTTGTTGCAAACATTACGGCAGCTAGCCCAGGTGTAGTTACTACACTTGTTGATCATGGTTATTCAACTGGCGACAAAGTAAGAATGAGAGTTTCTGCCGCCTGTGGAATGATTCAACTTAATGAGCAATTAGTTACAGTTACTTATGTAGATGCATCAACATTCTCAATAGGTGTTGATACATCTGGATACACTGCATTTAATTTCCCATTACCAGCAGCTGTTCCATTCACGCCAGCGGAAGTAATTCCTGTAGGCGATGAACCAATGGAGAATACCGGATTTATCGGTATGATTCTTGGAACAAGCAGCGATGCTGCCATTGCACTAGGAAGTCCTGGTGGAACAAGTGGTGACGTGATTAAGTGGAGAGCCGGTAAGTCTTTTGCAACTGATATTGCATAAAGATTTATCTAATTGACTAAGTTTGATATGTGGTTTTTGAGTATAGTCATACGCTCCCGACAGTATTCGAAAGCCGCATATCAACAATTAAAGAAAGGGTTAAAATGTCTAAAGAGAATGAAGTAGTTGAGATAAAAGATAGTGAAGTAGTTGCCACAAAGGCTACATCAAGAAAGAAGAAACCTAATTTAAGGTTTCAAAGAGACAAAGATAGAGAAAAGGTTAAGGGGATCTTTAAGTTTTATGAAGTTCCTGGTGGTCAGCTAAGTTTCTCTTATAAGAAATATAAAGAAGACCAGGTTGAAACATTTACTTTGATGGACGGTAAGGTTTATACGTTGCCTTTGGGTGTAGCAAAACATTTAAATAATAATGGAAGTTATCCTGTTCATGGTTATACAAAAGACGAAACAGGAGCTGTATCTATGAAGGTAGGGCAAAAAGTAAGACGCTTTGGTTTCCAGAGTTTAGAGTTTGTGGATGTAGATGAATTTGTAAATGAACCATCTAGGATCATTAATGTTGAGAAAATTTACTAGTTGTGTTGAGTAATTTTACTAGTTTGATTGATACTATTAAAGATAACTGGGATGTATAAGTTGAAATAAAAGGGGATTCGAAATGCCTGATAATACTCTTTCTACGTTAGATCGAATAAGAATTAAGATTAGAAGGCTAACTAGGTCTCCTTCTACTTCACAGATATCTAATGATTCTATAGATGAATACGTTAATTCATTTGTTCTATATGATTTCCCTGAACATTTAAGAACATTCTCACTAAGAACTACTTTAGTTTTTTATACAGAGCCATTCATAGATACATATTCAAATGACGACATCGTTACGAATTTTGATAATTTGTATACGAACGTTTATGACAATTCATATGTAGATGGATATAAGCAATTATTTACACAAAATCGTGAGCAGTTTTTTTCGTTATATCCACAGCAAGCTAATATAGAATCAATTGCTACTGGAGATGGAGTTACTGTTAATTATACAGGTACTCTTACTGGTATACCTTCTTTAAGAAATCATATCTCATTTTCATCTATTGCTACCGATACTACCGGTTTAACAATGCGCGATGTACCAAACGATCCAAACGATGGTACTGGAACATTCACTGGTGATGTAGGTGCAGCAAGTACGATTAATTATACTACCGGAGTATATGATATAACTTTTGATGCTGCTCCTGGTGTTGGATACAGTGTTAATAGTCATCACAATTCTTACGTTGCAGGAAAACCAACTACAATCTTATACTACAATAATGACTTAACTTTTAGGCCTGTTCCAGATCAGCCATACAGGGTTGAATTGGAAGTTGCAGTTAGACCAGCAGAGTTGCTTGATGCCGCTTCTATGCCCGAACTCTCACAGTGGTGGCAATACATCGCCTATGGATCAGCAAAGAAGATATTTGAAGATCGTATGGATATGGAAAGTGTTGCATTGATAATGCCTGAATTTAATAAGCAAGAAATATTAATCAATAGAAGAACTATAGATCAACAAACAAAAGAACGAACGTCTACTATTTATGTAGATGGTTCAGCTGCACCATTTGATAAATTTTAAATGAACAGGAATTAATTATGGCATATAGTAACACAATACCAGCAGCCGGAGACCTTCTATCACAATCTCAAGCTGATATTCTAGGAAACTTTGCAGCTATTCAGACGTTAATTGAAGTTAACCATGCGACATTTGCTGATGCAGATGAAGGAAAGCACAAACACGTTAGCTTTCCAGAGCAAGGTGCGGACGTAACAGTTGCTGCAAATGAAAAAGCTATCTATGCGAAACAATCCGCGCTTTCTGGTGTCGCAGAATTGTTCATTAGAAATGAAAGCGACGGAACAGTTACAGAATTTACTTCGTCTACACAGAACGCTAATGGATGGACCAGGCTTCCATCTGGAATACTTATTAAATGGGGAACCTCAAGTGTCGCCGCCAACACCTCAGCCAATGTTAATTTTGATTCAACTATTGCTTTTGCTGCTGTGTATAATGTTTTGGTAACGAGAAAGGGAGGTTCTGGCGACTCAGGAACCCTTTACTATCAATCCAACGATTTAACTAAGGTGACTGTTTATAATGCTAGCGATAACGGTCCTAGAAATTGGTACTATCTTGCTATAGGAATTTAATCATGGCACAAAACCGTTTCTTAATTGCTCCTATTAAGGATGGCCTAAGAACGGATCTTCGGCCATGGATGCTTCCAGAGAATGCCTTTGCAAGAATGAAAAATGCATACATTCATGAGGGCCAGATTAAAAAAAGATTTGGCTCTCTTTATACTGGTGCCGGGTGGACAAGCGCATTAACACAGCCTTTATTTTCTAGACTGAGAATTGCACTTACTGGTGGAGCTAAAGTAGGAACGACAGACGGATCTGGAGATGCTAATGGAACTGTTCCAGGTAATCTATTTAAGATAGGTCAGCTCTTTTCTATTGGTGGAGAGATCTTTACTGTTTATCAAACTGGTACACCTGCCGTAATGTATACAACTGGTGCTGCTACAACCATGACGCTTGATACAACAACTGGTGCGTATAATTTTGTTGGTGCAACTATCAATACACAAATCTACTTCTATCCAGCAGAATCTGTAATGGGATTAGTTAACTGGGAAACGAATACATTAAATGATCGTCCAGCAATAGCTTTTGATACGCAATTTGCCTATCAATACTCTGGAGACTCATGGTTAAGGATGGGTCCAACAGCAGGAAGTCAATTCAATGGAGATGATGCAAACTTCTTTAAAGTAACCAATTGGCGCGGAGCCACTTCTGATGTAAACCTAATGTTTGTTACTAATTTTCAGGCCACTGTTCCAGCCGCTGCTACAGACGATCCAATGTGGCGCTATGATGGAACTGGTATCACTGGATGGACAACTTTTCAGCCTATATTCTTGGTTGGTGCAAACTTTGTAAGAACAGCAAGGATTGTTCTTCCATTTAAAGATCGTCTTATACTTCTAAATACAATAGAAAATGATGGTGGTGGTGGGGTTGGTACAAATACTGCACATCCTAATCGTTGTAGGTTTTCCCATAACGGTAGCCCTATAGCTGCAAGTGCATATTATGAACCAAATCAGGCTGGTGCAACTGGCGGTGGATGGATAGACGCTTCAACAAAAGAAGAGATAATTGGAGCAGAATTCATTAAAGATAGGCTGATTGTTTATTTTGAGAGGTCTACTTGGGAGCTTGCATATACTGGAAACGCTGTTCAACCATTTATATGGCAAAAGATAAATACTGAATTAGGTTCGGAGTCTACATTTTCATCTGTTCCTTTCGATAAGGCAGTATTAACTGTAGGTACAACTGGAATACACGCTTGTAATGGAGCCAATGTAGAGCGAATAGACAAAGAAATATCTGATTTAATCTTTGAGATTAGAAACGATAACGACGGTCCACTTAGAGTTGCTGGAATAAGAGATTATTTGAAAGAGAATGTTTATTGGACGTTCCCAACTTCTAGCTCAGATGATTTTGCAGAAACTTTTCCAAATAAAGTTCTAGTTTATAACTATATTGATGGAACATGGGCTATTAATGATGATTCTATTACAGCTTTTGGTGTTTTTGAGCAGCAGACAGGAACAACTTGGTCTTCTACATATTTAACATGGGAAGAAGTTGATTTTGCATGGAATAGTGGAACAATACAGCCTCAATTTAGAAGAATTATAGCTGGAAATCAGCATGGATATGTTTTCCAGATAGATACTGACATTTCTTCTAATGAAAGTGTACTTCAAGCAACGAATGTTACGGCCGGAGCTGGTCACACAGTTACTATGGCTGTTATAGATCATAATCTAGATACAGATGACTTTGTTAAAATATCAAACTGCCAAGGTGTTACTGGTATTAATGATAAAATCTATCAAGTTACGTCAACAGCGGTCGGCGAGATAACTATTCAAGAACCTGATTTTGCAGGAACATATACTGGTGGTGGTGTAATTGCTCGTGTTTCGCGTATAGATATTTTAACTAAGAAATATAATCCATTTATAAGCACAGGTAAGAATGTTTCAATTGATAGCATAGATTTCGGAGTACAGAAGACCACTAGTGGAAGTATAACTGTAGATTACTTCGCTTCTTCTTCTAATGTTTCAATGGTTAATGATGGAATGGTTTCAGGTTCCATACTAGGAACAAATGTATTAGAAACCTATCCCTACGCTACGGTTCCTTTAGAGGCGTCTCAAGACATGTTGTGGCATAGAATTTATTGCGCAACAGAGGGAGATGGTGTCCAGTTGAGACTTTATTTAAGCGATACTCAAATGTTAGATGCTTCTGTTGCTGGGTCTGACTTTCAATTAGAGGGTTTCATACTTAATGTGTCTTCAACTGGAAGGCTTAGTTAATGGCTAATAATGAGATAGGCGCATTTGTACCAACGACTAATATTTGGGATCCGACTGAAATCTATTCAACAGAGGTTACAAGCCCTGAGTTTAAAGAACTTATGGTTCGTCTCTATCAGAATCTTAATACTATGGCAGTTACACTTAATGTTAAAGATACTGGATATTACAATACTGATGAGTTTGTAAATGGTCAGAAGTTCTTTCCGAAGCCTGGTCTTACTTCTTTAAGTGGAACAACTCCTGACTTTAGACAGGTTTATAGAAAAGTAATTAATTTTGGTGCGCTTCTTGATACAGCAGAAAAAACTGTTGCGCATGGCATTAATTGCGATGCAAACACTATATTTACACGTATATACGGTGCATCAAGCAATCCAACAGGATTAGAATATATACCATTACCACTTGCTTCTCCGACCGATGCCAATAATGTACAATTATACTTAGACGATACTTATGTTCGTATCGAAACTGGTATTGACCTTACTGCTTTTACGATTACATATGTTATTTTAGAGTGGATTAAATTTTAAACTTCTAAACCTAGAAAAGGAGCTTTAATGGCACTTCCTTTATTGGCGATATTAGGAATGTTAACAGGTGGTGGAGGGATTGGTGGACTAGCTGGAAAAATTGCAGGAAAAAATATACCAGGGTTAAAAAAAGTTTTAGGCGGAGGAACAGGGATTGGAAGTTTGTTAGGTGGAGGAGCAGCAATTGCAAGTTTATTGGGTGGTAAGGGTTTGTCTAAACTCTTTCTTGGAGATCCAGCAAAAGAACAACAGATTCAAAGATTCACACCAGAACAACAATCAACGTTAGATCAACTTATGCAGCAGGGCCAAGAACAAACTGGAATGGACGGAGTAGAGGGACTAGCAAGAAAGAGATTTCAAGAAGACACAATTCCATCACTTGCTGAAAGATTTACCTCGATGGGTGCTGGAGGACAACGATCTAGTGCGTTTGAATCTTCACTAGGAAGGGCTGGATCTGATTTAGAGGCACAATTGGCAGCCCTAAGGCAACAGGGTGGTATGCAAAAACTTGGTCTAGGTTTACAGCCAAGATTTGATACTGGATATTCACCAGCCAGCCAGGGCCTTTTTGGAGCAGGAGCATCATCTTTAATGAGTTTGTTGCCTCTTTTAGCAGGTCTATAGAAAGGTTTAGTTATGGCAATACAAATACTTCCAGGACAAAGTAGAACATCTGCATTAGGAGCATCACTAGGAACTGGGCTTGGCCAGGGTTTGCAGACGTTATTACAAGATAAAATGAATAAGATGATTCAAAAAAGGCAGGCGGAAAAAATATCAAGCGGGTTAGAGGCCTTAGGGATTCCAATGCAAGAAGCTTCTCAGATTTCTAATTTACCACCTGCATTACAGTC